AAAACGACCATTGTTGGCGAGCCAGACGAAGCAACTGAAGAACAGGCTCGTCGTGTCAAAGACTTTATGAATTATCAAATAACTCAGGAGATGCCTGAGTATTTTCCTGACCTTGATCAGATGTTGTTTCAACTTCCGTTGGTCGGTCAAACTTTCAAAAAGGTCTGGTGGGACGCCAATCTTGAACGGCAATGTTCAAAGTTTGTGAAGGCTGAGGACTTTGTTGTTGCACCAGAAAGCACAGATCTTTTCACCTCCCCACGCTACACCCAAGTCATCCGCATCCCGAAAAATGATTACAACAGATATGTTGAGGCAGGTTGGTATTTACCGACTAAGTATGATGGCGATGGCATTGATCCCTCAGGCTCAACAGCTGAGGACATTGAAGGTGTCAACCCATATGGCGATGACGAACAAGACGCAGTAATGACTCTGCTTGAGATGCATGTCTATGAGGCTTTTGAAGGTCTGGACGGCATTGAAGACGAAGACACCGAAAACTTAGTCATGTTGCCTTATGTCATCACGATTGACTATGACTCTGAAAAGATCGTTGCAGTCAGACGCAATTGGCGTGAAGATGACGAAAGAAAAAAGCGTAGGGATTGGTTTATAAGTTACAAGTTCCTTCCTGGTGTTGGTTTTTATGGCTTTGGGCTTTACCACATGATTGGTGGTCTAGGCAAAGCAGCAACAGGCTCATTGAGAGCATTGCTTGACTCAGCTGCATTCGCCAACATGCAAGGTGGCTTCAAACTGAAAGGCAGAGTCAGCGGTGGCGAGATTGATGTCAATCCTGGAGAGTTCGTTGACCTAGACGCAACTGTTGATGATGTCAACAAAGCAGTCATGCCACTCCCATTCAAAGAGCCAAGCAGCACTCTGTTCCAGTTGATGGGATTCATTGTTGATTCTGGCCAAAGGTTCGCAAGCACAGCTGACATGAATGTCGGTGATGTCAACCCGAATGCACCCGTCGGTTCAACAGTGGCTTTGATTGAACAGGGCAGCAAAGCCTTTTCCGCAATCCACAAGCGTCTGCATTATTCTCAGGGTCAAGAGTTCAAACTTCTTTCTCAGGTCAATGCAGAGAATCTTCCAGAGTCTTTCCAGTTCGCTGTTTCTGGCACAACACAAACAATCTATGCGGCTGACTTCAATGATCGGATTGACATCATCCCTGTGTCAGATCCAAACATTTTCAGCACAGCACAGCGGATCGCCCAAGCACAAGCTATCCTTGAAATGGCTCGTTCAGCTCCCCAACTACATGACTTGTATGAAGCCTACAAGCGTATGTATGAGGCGATCCGCATCCCCAACATTGACGAAGTTTTGAAGAAGCCTGATGAGGCACCACGCACTGACCCGATTGATGAGAACATGTCAGTGATGTATGGCAAGCCAATCAAAGCATTCCCAGAACAAGATCACGAAGCCCACATCGCTGTTCATCTTCAGTTTATGCAAGATCCTTCTCTCGCAGGCAATCCAGCAGCAAAAGCGATGCAACCAATCTTGATTGCGCATGTCGCAGAGCACATTGCGTTGTTGTATCGTCAGCGTATGGAATCAAGCATTGGCGTGCCGTTGCCGAACTTGCCGAATCTGCGTGATCCGAAGTTCAAGTTTGAGGACATTGATCCTCAGATGGATATGCTCATTTCTCAGAGAGCTGCACAGGTCGTTCAGCAAGCACCTCAGATGGCACCAATCCGTGCACTGCAGGCAATGCAGCAAGGCCAAGGCCAACAGAATCCGCTACAATATGCTCAGCAGTTGGCAGAACTTGAAGCAAAATCTCTCATGGAAAGGACACAAGCAGAGATCCAAGCAGATCAAGCCAAAGCCCAGTCTGACATCCAGATTGATCAGGCCAAAGCCCAACAAGACCTACAGATCGCACAAATGAAAGTGCAGGCTGATCTTGAGGCGAAGGTCGCAAAACTTGAAGCAGATCTGCAACTTGAGCGTGAAAAGAATATTATGAAAATGCAAATGGAGGCTAATGATGGCAATGTCTGACACTGAAATGGCTCTGGCTCTTGGAGCCAACCAACTCGCAGCAATGAGGCCAGTTGATCCTGGAGCATTCAGTGGCATTCAGCCAAACATGGCTCCTCCGATGCCGAGTCCGATGGGAGCAATGAGTGATCAAGAAGCGATGATGATGGCGGGAGCGATGCCACCTTCACCTTCACCTTCACCTCCACCTCCACCTCCAGGAGCAATGAGCGATCAAGAGGCAATGATGATGGGTGGTGCAGCTCCAGACCTCAACTCTCAAGAAGGTATGATGCGTTATCTTCAAGAAAAGGTTCGTCAAATCCGTGAGCGGACAGGTGGTGGTGCGATGAGTGATGCTGATATGGGTGCACTTGAGGCTGTCATGCAATCAATGCCACAAGGCAACCAGACGATGCCACAAGCAGGACCACCAATGGGAGCACAAAGATAATGGCCATTCCAGGAGTAACCCCAACACAAGTTTTGATGAGTCTTGACGAAACTGATGATCAAGGCAATATAGGTGCAGCTCTTGGATATGGCTCTCAAGCAGAAAAAAATTACAGATCGTCGCTAGGTGGCCAAATGGCTCCGATTTACGGCAAGGGTGGTTATCAATACGCAACCCTCGCACCATTCAATCAGATCTTTTCTTTAGGCGACGACACGAGCGATGACACAGGCTCAACAGTTCCCATTCAAAGACCAGTTACAGACGATGGCGGGTCTTCTTCAATTTTTCAAGACGCAGCAACAGTAGCACAAAACATAGTTCAAAATCCCGCTGTAAATCAAACCACATATGGCCCAATCACAGGCATGGTTCAAGATTACATAGGCGATGCAAACATTGATGTCCCTTTTGTTGGCAATGTCAATGTCCCGAATGCAGTCGTCAATACAGCTCTTGACACAGTTGGTAATTTTGGAGTTCCTGGATTAGGAGTCCTTTCAACAATTGTTAACCCAACTCAAGTTGAGACATCTTGGGGAACGCCATTCAACACTGGTGGTGGTGGATTGATCGGTATTGCTGGTCAGGCTTCACTCAACAATCTTGAAAACATTTATGGCGAAACTCAAGCAGAAACTCCTGGATACAGTTTTTATGCTCCTGGTGATCTTCCTGGAACCAGCACACCAATAGGCTTGAGTCCTGGATTGTTCGGATTCGGGACTGTTGTTTCAGGCAACACAGACATGATGCCACCTCAAGCAGATCTGAACAATGATGGCACAATCTCCGCTACAGAAGTCGCAGCATTCGCTGATCCAACTTCTCCTGGAGCACAAGCCTTTCAAGAGATTGAAGAAAACCAAGCCATTGCCAACCAACAGCTGCAAGATTATTATGCAGCCCAAGCAGCAGCAGGTGAAAATGCTTTTTATGGCGGTTCAGTCGTCACAGACAGCCAAGGCAACGCAGTCACAGACAGCCAAGGAAATCCTGTGACCTCTGGCGGTGTTTATGGTGCACCACCTGCCTCAACAACTTCTTCTTCAATGACAAATAATGATATTGTTGATGCGATCGTTTCTGGTATGAATAATGCTGCAGCCAACCCGAATCCTGCAGGCTCTTATCAAGTCGCGAGTTCTGGCAACACTGTCAGCGATGCAGGGTCAAGCGACAGCGGGATGTCAAGTTCTGAAAGTGCAGCATCAGGCGGTTATGCAGAGACTGTTTCGGGTGGTGGTGAGTTCGGTGGGACTTCTGGCCCAGCAACTTCCGCAGCAGACTACAACAGCAAAGATGGCGACACCTCTTCATCAAACAACGATGGCGGTGGCAGTTCTGGCGGTGGCGGTTGTGTCATTGCGACCCATGGCGTCATGACAGGTGGCTTCACTATGATGGAAAAAGCCAAAGCCGAGTTGTGGTGTCAAAAAACATATCACGGCAAGTGGTATGGCGAAGCATTCCGCAGAGGCTACAGAGCAGCAGGTCAGCGTTGCATTGATCAGGGCAACGCTCGTGAGCACTATCAAGAATTCAAAGATTTTGTCGCCTATGGTCGTGGCGTTAAAAAAGGCTGGGGATTGGCGTTCAAATATTACATGCGGACAATCCAATTTTTTGTAACAGGCTTGTTCATAAAAGGAGACTAACATGGCTGAAGTAAATGTAGAAAATATTGAACAGGCTGAAGAGCTGTTCATGGAAAAGATGGGCTTTGCTCGTGACACTGAAGGTCTTGAGTTGAGCGATGATCAACTGGTAAACTTTTTGATGCTTTGTCATCAAATGGAATATGGCGTTGGTGCAGAATCAGAAGACGAAGAAGACTATGATGAAGAAGAAATGTCAGAAGACGGCATGAAAGTCAAAGTCATCAAAGTCAAAGGTGGCGACATGCGATCAATCATGGACGAAATGCTTGGCCATGGTGGTCCAAAGATTATGGGTCAGTAATGCCAGTCAGAAAAGTAAAAGGTGGCTACAGATGGGGATCATCTGGCAAAGTCTATAAAACGAAGGCAGCAGCCGAGCGTCAAGGACGAGCCATCTATGCTTCTGGCTACAAAAAGAAGAAGAGGAAAGCCTGATGGCCAAAGGATTGCACTATATGAAAGACGGCACGAAGTATCGTGGCGATATCCATAAGCATCGTGGCGGCATAATCATGACAGGCAAAACAATGGGCAAAGACTCAAAGCGTGTTTATCACTTCAAAGATCTTTCTCCAGACGCAAAGAAAAAAGCGAGGAGCAAAGTTTGATTGATTCATGTATTTTTGTTGATGGTGTATTTAGGGGTCGGAGATGAGCGTAGACTTATCAGCAATGATATGTATTTTCGTGATCTCAATGATTGCAATTGGTATGCAAAAAATATTTCAAAAAGATATGGCAACTACGGATATATTGACCGCATGGACCCAAGGGACAGAGTCACAGCCTATTGCTTACCTAAATATGTTGACGGCAACAGCGTGAGGATTTACTGATGGCAACATACAAAGGTCGCAAAGTCACTCTGAACAAGCCTCGCCGAATCGGCAAAGGCGAGCCATCATACGGCAAAAAGAAATCAGTAGTGTATCTTCAAGATGGCGACAGAGTCAAGCGTGTGACCTTTGGCGATCCGAATATGAAGATCAAAAAGAACCAGCCAGGACGCAGAAGCAACTTCCGCTCTCG